GTTCTCTGGTGAAGAATATTATCCACAGATGAAGAAGGCTGGATTCAAGATCGTTGAACAACCACAGATGTACTTCATTAAGTCAAAGGGTTTCAGACGAATCGAAAAATCAGCAAAAGACGGAAATCTGTATTACTTGCATTCGCAAGCGTTTGAATACTGCGTGGCAAACGTACACGCCATTGAAAAAACAGATGACATGATCTCATACGAAAAAATAGCACCGACGATGCGAATGGACCTGTTCGACGCGTCGGTGTTTGCTTGTGTGCGCTGGATTGAAGCACATACAAAAGCGGAAAGAGTAAAGAATTGGTGGGGTTAAAACACATGGGTGTCCTAGACAAAATCAAGAAAAGATCTACATCAAAGGTTGGAATCGTCGTATCAAAAGAAGATTCCTTCTGCGTACCTGGTTATATACCGTTGGACAAATGTCCGGAAATCATGACCGGTGTAAGAAGGATTGCAGAACTTATTGGAACGATGACCATCCATTTGATGAACAACACAGAACAAGGCGATGTCCGCATCGTCAATGAACTGTCAAGAATGATAGACATCAATCCGATGCCTAACATGACACGGTCAACATGGGTGCAGGCGTTTGTCACGACGCTGCTGTTGTCCGGAAGAGGAAACGCAATCGTTCTTCCACACACAAGCCGTGGACTTCTTCGAAGACTAGAGCCGATTGCAGCAAGCAGGGTTTCGTTCAATCCGATTGGATGGAGCGACTACGAAGTGTATATCGACGGAAGAAGATACAGACCGGACGATGTACTGCATTTTGTTTATAACCCAGATCCGACGTATCTGTGGAAGGGCAAAGGCGTAAATGTATCGCTTGCAGATCTCGCCCGAAACCTGAAACAGGCTGAAAAAACAAAAGAAGGATTCCTTGCATCGAAGTGGAAACCATCCGTAATCATCAAGGTCGATGCCATGACACCACAGTTTGCAACACCGGAAGGTCGCAAGCAAATGCTGGAATCTTACATTGAAAGCGATGGGGAAGGGCAGCCTTGGATCGTACCAGGTGAGCAAATTGACATCGAGACGATCAAACCGCTGACGCTTGCAGATCTGGCAATCAGTGACACGGTTGAAGTTGACAAAAGGACCGTGGCTGCAGTGCTGGGCATTCCGCCGTTCGTTCTTGGCGTTGGCGAATATAACCAGAAGGCATGGAACGCTTTTGTGCAGAACACCATCCGACCAATTGCGCTTGGAATAGCGCAGGAAATGACGCGGAAGTTGATCGTTAGTCCGAACTGGTATCTGAAGTTCAATACGCTGTCATTAATGGATTGGGACATCCAGACAATATCTGAAGTATTCGGAAAATTGTCTGATAGAGGTTTTGTTACAGGAAATGAAGTAAGAGACAGAATCGGAATGTCACCGGTCGAAGGGTTGGACGAGTTCCGTATCCTTGAAAATTACATTCCATACGATATGAGCGGATTGCAAGCAAAGTTGATCCAGAAAGGGGATAACGATGAATAAGAACGAAATTGGAAAACGACAGACAAGATGTATTAACGGCAACTTCAAGACAAGGGAAGAAGACGGAAATCTGTATATTGAAGGTTATTTCGCTGTATTCAACAGCGTGTATAACATAGCACCAGGCATGAGCGAATCAATCGCACCAGGTGCGTTCTCAAAAGTGCTAAATAACGATGTTCGTTGTTTAACAGACCACGATACTAGGCTGGTATTAGGTCGCACGACTGCGAATACATTTGAGATTCGTGAAGATGAACATGGACTTTGGGGAAGGGCGCTGGTCAATCCGAACGATCAGGACGCTATGAACACAAAGGCCAGAGTTGATCGTGGCGACGTTAATCAAGCCAGTTTCGGATTCGACATTTTGGATGAAGAGACAGAGTACCGAGACGATGGCTCTATCCATTGGACGATCAAGGAAGTTGAACTGTACGAATGTTCCGTTTGCACATTTCCTGCTTACGAGGAAACAAACATTACAGCCAGATCCGCGCAGAAGGATGAAATCGAAAAGAGAAAAGCCGAAGCGTGGAAAGCCAAAATGAAAGAGAGGTTGGAAGAATGTTGAGAGCATTAATGAAGAAGAAAGAACTCGACAAGGCAAATTCAGATCTGAAGGCGCTGCGTGAAGCCGCAACAGAACTGGAAAAGAGATATGCCGACATCGAAAAGATGATCGAAGAAGCGGAAACCGAAGAAGAGAGAACCGCAGTAGAAGGCGAAGTCGAAAAGTTCGAAGCCGACAAGAGAGAAAACGAAGAAGCCATCAAAGGCATGGAAGAAAAGGTCGGCGAAATCGAAAAAGAACTTGCAGAAATCGAAGAAGGACAGGAACCTGCACCGGCTGATCCAGCACCGGCAGGTCCTGCAGAAAGGAAGGAACATAAAATGATTAACAGAAGAAACATCTTCAACAAGATGGACGAACAGAAGAGAACTGCAATCCTTGAACAGGAAGATGTCAAGTCATTCCTGGCAGAAGTTAGAAGCGCAATGAAGGAACAGAGATCCATCACAGGCGAAGGACTGCTTGTTCCAGAAGTATTTATCGGTCTGATCAGAGAGAATGTTGAAAACTTCTCAAAACTGTATAGACACGTTAATCTTCGCGTGATTTCAGGGAACGGCAGAGAAGTAGTCGAAGGAACAATTCCTGAAGCAGTATGGACTGACTGCTGCGCCAACGTCAACGAACTTGGCCTGACGTTCAATGAAACAGAAGTATTCTGCTGGAACGTAGGCGGATATATTCCAGTATGCAGATCCACACTGGAAGATTCCGATATCGACCTGGCATCCGAAATCATCGCAGTACTTGGACAGGCAATTGGATACGCACTGGATAAGGCCATTCTGTACGGAACTGGCACAAGAATGCCACAGGGCATTGTTACAAGACTGGCACAGACCGCACAGCCTGCTGACTATCCAGCCAACGCTAGAACGTGGAAAGATCTGCACGCTTCAAACATCGTAAAGACAAACGAAACCGGCGTAAAACTGTTCCAGGATATCGTTACCAAGTCCGCTGCTGCAAAGGGAAACTACTCCAGAGGTGAAATGGTATGGGTAATGAACGAAGCCACTTACACATATCTGAAGGCGCAGGGTCTATCCGTTAATGCTGCCGGTGCTATCGTATCCGGAATTGAAGGATCTATGCCGGTTGCTGGCGGTATCGTGGAAGTTCTTCCGTTCGTACCGGACAACAACATCATTGCAGGATACTTTGACCTGTATCTGCTGGCAGAGCGTGGCGGAATCACAATCGAAGAATCTGACCACGTCATGTTCCTCAACAGAAAGCGTGTTTACATGGCCAACGCCAGATACGATGGCAAGCCGGTCATTGCAGAAGGATTCGTTACAATCGGCGTACAGAACGCAACACCGACAACTACAATGACATTCGCGGCTGACACTGCGAACGCCAGCGAATAGAAAGGATGATGGCGATGTCAAAGGAAATTATGTTAGATCTGCTAAAGATTGATCTGGGCATCGTCACGAAGGCGTACGATAACAGGCTGGAACGATTATTGACTACGGCAAAACAGGAAATCGAGCGAGAGGGGGCAACTCTTTCGCTCGATTCTGTTTCTGACTGCGATCTGATATTAAGATATGCAGCATGGCTGTGGCGTAAGCGTGATAGCGCTGAAGGGATGCCGAGAATGATTCGCTGGCAGATCAACAACCGATTATTTGGAGCAAAGGAAAAATCCAATGATTGATGATGTATTAACTCTTATAACCGAGACTGTTACTGGTCATGATGATGAAGGAAACGAATTAGTGACGCAGACACGCAAAGAAGTGTTTTGCCGAGTTCGAAGCGTAACGCGAAGTGAATTTTACGCTGCGGCAACAGCAAGCCTGCGACCGGATCACGTCTTCACATTATCAGAAGACGCGGATTATGATGGTCAGACGCTGGTTGAATACCGCGGCAATTTATATTCCGTTATTCGAACATATCACAACACTGACAACCTTGGTGAAATTGAATTGACGGTAGAAAGAAGGATTGGCAATGGCTAAACGGTCCGGAATCAGCGACGAACTGGTGGAGATATTAAACGAGTTTGTCGATGAAGAAGAAAATACCATACAGAAAGTGTTCAAGCAGACAGCGGAAGACACAAAAGATATGGTGGAAGGCGCGTCACCACGCCAGCACGGAGATTATGC